ACGTCGATTGATATTTTTTCATTTTTTAAAACATCGTGAATCTTTTCTTCAATTTTATATTTAGAAACTTTCATGATATTATATTCAGGATCATCTAATTCAACTTTAACTTGTCTTCCCAAGTCATCTTTCACATATAACGAATCGAATTTGTTATTTTTCTTTTCTAAAATACATAACTCGAAATCACAAGGTTTTGCGTTCTCAATTTTTTTCTCAAAATAAATCTGATTATTCTCGGTAATTTTTTTATCAAAAAAATCCTTTGCCCTTTCTAAGGTTATAAACTTATTGATTATTTTTTTTTTAGATTTATCTTTGAATAAAACGACTAAGTAGTTCATAAATAAAAAAATAGTAAGAAATTAAAATAAATGAACATTGACAATTATTATGAGATTTTAGGTGTGGAGGAAAACGCTTCACAGGACGATATTAAGAAAAAATATAGAAAGTTAGCTAAGGAAAACCACCCAGATATAGGAGGAAACGAAGAGAAGTTTAAAAAGATCTCAACCGCATATGATGTATTAGGTGATGACCAAAAAAGACAACAATACGATCAAGAAAGAAAAAATCCGTTTGGAGGATCAACCAATTTCAACGATATTTTTAATAATATGTTTAATAATAGACATAACCGTAACCAAAGACCTGTTCATACGACAAGTATTACGGTAAATATCGGAACTTTGGACTCATACAAAGGTGGAAAACATTCTTTTTCTTATAGAAGACAAACTTCTTGTAATCCTTGTAATGGGACCGGAGGTGATAAAAAAACATGTAATTTTTGTAATGGTAGTGGCATAACATTAAAACAATTTGGAAGTAACGGATTTTTTCAAGTAGCCCAAGTGCCTTGTGAAACATGTCAAGGAAAAGGGTTTTTTATGATAAATGCATGTTTTTTATGTAATGGTGCTGGATCCAAAGTGGAAATGAAAACATTAGACATTTCTTTGCCCCATGGAGTTGATAATGGGCAATTTTTAAGAATGACCGGTATGGGTGATTTTAAAAATGGGATGTATGGAGATCTGATTGTTAGAGTAGATTTAAAACCTCAGGACGGATTTACAAAAATTGACAACCATTTGGTTTATAGTGCCTTTATGACATTAGAGGATCTACAATCGGGTAATTTGGATGTTCCGCATCCTGACGGTAAATTGAATATCAAATTACCTAAAACAATTGACACCTCAATTCCATTAAGAGTAAAGTCAAAAGGGTTTAAACTTGATAGTGTGGGTGATTTAATCGTGAATCAATATGTGAAATACAAGAGGGATTAAAATAAAGAAATAATGTCTTTAATAAAAGACACAATTCCATATAAGCCAAAGAAAAAGAATATCCCCCCAAATAACAATACAAACATTTGTGTATTTTTTACTTGCTTACTTTCATTACACGCTTGGCACTTAACTTCTGTTGCTTTTTTGTTTTCCATAATCATAGTATATAGATAATAATATCACCTCTTGTAATTTTAGTAAAGTTATTAGATTCTAATACTTTTAGTAATTTCATATTATATAAATACAAGAAACCCCACCTTTTGAGTGGGGTTAAGATTATTTCATTCACTGAATTGAGGTAATCAACCTTGTATTTACATCACTAAACACTTGTGGTCAGCTTTCGAGTGGGAGGGCTGACATTCCCTGTGATCAATCACATTACAAATATAATTATCTTTTTGAATTCCACAAAATTATTTTGAAATATTTTTTAAGGTTGATTAAATAAAGTTTATTTGATATATTTGAACTATGTGTGTAAGTTATATCGGAGGTAAGTCAAAAATTGCCCCACAATTAATAATCCCTAATATCCCAAAAGATATTGAAATGTATGTTGAACCATTTAGTGGTCAATTCTGGACATTCTTTAAAATGAATTTAACGGACTATCCGAATCTAAAAACCGTTGTTTATAACGATTTTAATAAATTGAACTACAACATGTATCAGTGTTTGAAAGATCATAAACAACTTCTACAAGAATGTGAGAAATTAGTGGTTCAAGAAAAAAACAAATACACTACCGATCCAATTTGTGAAGAACAATTTATCAACTTCCAAGCTGAAATATTTGAAGAAAATTTCACCCCTGAAGCTTATGATTATGAAGTTGCTGCAAAATACATATATGTATTAACACAAGTTTTTTCTGGAGCTAATCCATCTAAATCAAAGTTTATAGATTTAAAAGGTAAATACCATTCAAAGTTCACTTCATTCATGAATAAATTAAAAAACGAAAAGTGGCAAAAGATGTTTGAATCTATTACTTTTGTTGAAAACATGGATTTCGAAGATGTAATCACAAAATATGACTCACCTACAACATATTTTTACGTTGATCCTCCATATTACATTGTTGGTGAAGGATCTTATTACTCAAACCACGATTTTGACAGACAAGATCACGAGAGATTGGCAAATGTTCTACATGGAGTTCAAGGTAAGTTTTCATTGTCGTATTATGACTTTGAATTACTTCACGAATGGTTTCCTGAGGATCAATATACTTGGGCCCGAAAGGAGTTTGCAAAGGCCGCTTCAGCCAAAAAAGGGGAAAAACAAAACATGGGTGAGGAATTACTCATAATGAATTATTAATTTTTTTACATTTACAAATATTTATTAATAAAAAAATCACTATGGCACTTAGATTTACCAATCTCCTCAGAGATCTTATTGTTGAAAGTTCAAGATTTCAAGTTCTTTTTGATAAGTTCGTAAAACCAAAAGATAAAGGTCAAAAAGGTATTATGCCGTTTGAGACTTTAATTGCTTTAATCGCAGCCGACCCAACTTCAAGTTTTCCTGAAGGAATGGATATTAATAATGTCAAACCACAAGATATGGACCGAGTTAAAATTGGAAAATATACTCAGTGGTTAATCAAAAACTTTGTAACACCAAAGTTACCGGCCGATCATCCATTAAATATTGTGGATCCTCAATCAGGTCAGTATAAATCGGCACTTAAACAATTCCAAGATTTGTTTATGGAAGATTTATATAAGGTAACTGGTGACCTTAAAAAGTTTGAGAGATTTAAAAATAGATTACCTCAAGAGTTTCGTGATATTAATAAATTGACTCCTGAGACATTATATGATAATGTTAAAGATTTTAGTTTAGAAAAAACCAAAGCAACCGCTTCAGAAAAGAAAGAAGCGTCTAAAACATATCAACACCCTGGAGCTGAAATCGTTTATCGTGGTAATGATTGGACGGTCGCTAAAATTTCAGATAAAGGACAACTTGGTAAGGATGCCGCTTGTTTCTACGGAGGTTCATACCAAGAAGAAGGTAAAGGTGAAACAAGATGGTGCACATCCTCACCAGGATTAACTTGGTTTGATCGTTATATTAAAGATGGTCCTTTATATGTTGTTATTCCAAATAAAGGTCAAAAACACAGAGGAGAAAAAGAATATGGTGATGTGTCAGGTCTTCCAGCACTTCGTTATCAGTTCCACTTCCCTTCTAATCAATACATGGATCCATCTGACAGACAAATCAACCTTGTGGATTTCTTAAACACAAACGAAGAAGGACTTAAAACATTCTTCAAACCTGAGTTTATGAAGTCATTGGCTGGCGATAAAGGTGATAAGGTTGTTATTGATTATCCTGGAGATTCTGCATCTAAATTTGTTGCTCTTTACGGGTTTGATGAGTTATTTGCAACATTACCTGAAAATCTTAAAAGATTCACATTCAAAAACTCTTCAAGAGGTGGAGACAATATATCTTTGAACATACCTAATGATATTAGCCGATTCAAACAATTACAAGCACTTAACTTTGTTAATTGTGTCGCGTCGATTCCTGAAGCGGTTTGTGATTTACCTAATCTACAATACCTATCTTTGGTTGATAATAAAAATCTTCAAAGACTACCTGAGTGTATTGGTGATATGCCAAATTTAATGGTGTTGAATATACCAGGTGCAGAAGGTAAAAACATAATTCCTGATTCAGTTCTAAGAAGAGCTGAAGAAGATGAGGACTTCAACCTATTCACATAAAAAAACAAACAACAACTATAACCCACCTTTATGGTGGGTTTTTTATTTTACCTAATATTTATTGATATGAAAAAGATAGTAAGACTCACAGAATCTGATTTGATCAGAATTATTGAAAAAGTTATCCAAGAAGGGAAAACTGATAAAGGTGTTAAAGAAAAAGACTCCGACGTTAAAATCGAAAGATTTCAAGAAACAATACACAATTTTCTTAAATCAAACGATTGTAAAGTAAAACAAGTTGGTGATGATTTTGAAATTCATTATGACGGAGACCATGTAGGACAGGTCATGTTTAGAAAAGACGGAATAACTGTTAAAAAAGTTGGTAACAAATTTGGTAAAGAATTTGACTTTGATGAACTTGGTAAGATTAAAAAAGAAATCAAAAGTTTAATATAGTTTATGAAAATCATAATCACGGAAGATCAGTTACATTTAATCAACGAGGAGTATAACAGAGATCGTTGGGATGCTGAGTATCGTGACGAATACCCAAAGTATAAAAAGTTGTTTATAAAGATGGTAAAACAGGATGTTAAGTCTTACGGGGACAGTCATGGGTCAATATACTTAATGGGTGAAAACGGTAATTTATTATTTGTATATAGAAAAGAATCCAAAACCTTATATTATGATTATTCTGTTGATGGCCAGATGGAAGAGGTAATACCATACCATATAATTTCAAGGCACATTAAACACGCAGTATATGACTACTTCAAAGGATTATTTCCTGATGTAGAGATAAAAGAAGTTAGTGGGGCAAACATAGGGTAATGAAAATAATAATATCAGAATCTCAATATAATTTACTTCTTGAATCCAACTTTGAAAAGAACAAAAGATTGGTCGGTAAAATGTGGGATGAAGGTATGAAGATTGGTGAGATAACAGAACTGATTGGTTTAAATGAAGAACAAGTAATATTACTTCTTAAAGATAAACCCATCAAAATTGATTGTGGATTTGCTGAAAGGCTCACTACTTTACTTTTTTGGAGAACTGACTTTATAAGAAAAGAGTATAGTTTTAATGATGGTGAAACTACACTTGAATTTACTTGGGGTGGTTTTAGTGGAATTATTTATTTTACTTATGAAAATAAAGAAGTCAAATTGGTAGGAATGGCAAGCCCATATTGGAATGGTGACTGCTCAATACCCGTGGATACAGATTATTTCGAAAACAAATTAGATGGTGAAGAGGACGATGCTAATTTTTCGGATATGACTTTAAACAATGTGCCATCAAAGTTCAACTCAATACAAGAGCTAATTGATTTTTTAAATAATGATTACCCGAAAGAATTAATTAAAAAAATTCCAAAATTAATATCTTTATATGTTTAAAATTATTAAATAAGATGAAAATAATAATATCAGAAAGACAACAAAATTTGATTTTGGAAACATTTTCAGAATTAGATTTTAATAAAGAAACTTCAAGACAAAAAAAAACCAAAAATTTCTTAATTAAGAATGATTTGGATTTTACAGATAAAATTATGATGATACAATCAAAATACGATCTTCCAAAAAGATTCGAATTACCTGTCAAATATTTGAATTCAATGTTAAATCGTTTTGGGCCAATGTTTTTAATAGATTTTGACGATAAAATGTATTTATATCAAGATAGAAATAATGAAGAGTGGTTTATGGACGAAAATAATTTCGAATATAAATTAGAAGATATACCTATGTTGGAACCTTTGAGTGATATGGGTTTAGGTTTTAAAAAAGTGGTGGATGTTTTTTTTGAGGAGGATTTTTAAATTATGAAAATAATAATAACAGAAAGACAACAAAATTTGATTTCGGAAAATATGACCGAAGAAAATCTTCGTAGGTTCTGCTATAGTGTTTGGGATAAACAAAAAAAGATGGGTGAAAAACCACATCTTGATGATGTTATTTATGATATTTCTGGAATTCAAAAAAACACAACCGAAGATTTTACAACAATCAGACCTATTTGGTATAGATATAATGGTGGATTTAATAATCTATATGGAAAACTGAAAGAAGAAGTTTTAGGAAATACTTTTAATCTTGTTGTTCCTGAATTAGATTTAGAAACTTCAGTTAAAGTTATTGACATAAACCTCACATCAGGCCACGGTTATAAGTATGATGTTGCTGATTTACAAATAGACATTGACGGTAACGGAACAGTAAGTTATGATTTTCTTGATCCTGAAACCGAAGAACAAAGTTTAGTTAATGGAAGTCTTTGGGACGCTCTTTTCGAAGCTCAAGAAGCTTATGAGACGGGAGACTTTTTTGGTGCACTAAATTACCAATGTTATGATTTTTTCTACAAATTATTAGAAAAATATGGAATTCCTATTGATGTGGAGGTTGAATTAGAAAATTTAGATTAGTATATTTAACAACATGGGACCAATTGAGAAGAAAATAGATTCTTTAATCAAAGAACAAACAAATAACTTAGAAACATTAGAAATTCTTTTTAATTTAAAAGAAGAAATTCGAGAAGTTGAAAAAAAACTCGCCAACGAAGCTTATTTCCAAGGATATACCGACAAAGAAAGAAACAAAGGTTTGAATTGGAATTATTATCAAAAGAAGTTTTCAAAAAGATAGCACACCAAAAATTAAATTTGTTTAGAATTCAAATTTTTTGTATCTTTGTGATATGGAAGACTTAAATAAACTTGAATTACCTGAAATCAAAAATCTTTGTAAACAACATGATATCAGTCCTGTTGGCGATAAAAAATCATTAATCAAAAAACTTAAATACTATTTAGATCCTGTTGAGGACGTATTGAACACTCATCCTGGAAGAAAACTCCCAAAAGGGAAAAAAATAGTTGGTGTTAGTGTCAATAAAACCGAAGAAATTAACCGAGTATTGAAACAAAAGGGGCAATTTATGTATTATTCTTTGGGACATCAATATTTTATGGTGACAGAATAAAAAACCTTGATATTTATTAAATAAAACTGATATGAAAAAACAAATTATTGAGGAAATTAAAGACATCAAATATCTTTTTAATTACGACAGAGGTAGAATTATATCCGAACAACCTGAAGTTGAAGAAATGTCAGACCTATATGAAATGGGTTTAGAAGTTGATGAACTTGATGAAGAGATGGATGTTCCTGTAATGCTTCCCGGAACAAAAGAAAAAGAAAGAACAATTACGACACCGGGAATTAAACCTGGAACAAAACCTGGAACACCATATAGACCAAAACCCGGACCTAAGAAGAATCCAAAAGCCGAAGATAAAGAAATGCCCACTTGGTTAACTTTTAATAAAATTGGAATTAAATTAAAATAATATGAGAAACATTAAAAAAAGGTTATACACCGAGGGGATTTCCAAAAAAGAGTTTGTAAAACTTATGGAGGCCCCAATTGATTATGAGGGTCCCGAAAGAATGGCTGGAGATGTGGAAAGAAAAATTCTTTCTAAACAAACCCCATATTCAAATTTTCCCGCAATGCCAAAAATGGATAGAGACTTTGTTGAGTTGATATCTTCTAAAAGATTTAAGGACTCCGTTGAGAAAGTTAGAATGGCGATGGGAGACACAAGAATTATCCAAGGAGGAAATGCTCTTATGCAACTCATGATGACAGTTGGACAAGCAATGCAAAGACTTGTTATGATTCAATCACAGAACAAAGAAGAATTAGAAGCCTTGGCCGTAGAACTTGTTAAAAACGAATTGGGTATTCCTGATGGAGCCATGTTATTTGACGCTGAACTTGTAACGCAACCAATGGGTGCTGCAGAAGGAATGCAAAGCGAACCTGAAATGCCAAGTGAAGAGGAAGTTGAAGAGTTAATGGGAGACATGGAAAACTTTAACTTAGAAAGAGCTAAAAGAAGATTTATCAATTCACTTATTCAAGGAGCCGCTTTTAAAGGAGGACACATGTATAATCTTGTTAGAGATGAGATCAATGCAATCAATCCCCAATTAATGAACTTATATGCCGTCACACAAGCACTTATGGAACACGCTTATTGGATCTTTCCTGACATGGAAGGAATGGCCGGAAGTGGCGGAGGTCAAATGGGTCAATCTGAAGTTGATGAAGAAACAGATCCACCAACCGTTAAAGCAAGAGCCGTAACTTTCCCACTTCTTGTTCATGAGTTAGTAAAAGGGGTTTATGAAATTTTTGGAACCCACGGACTACCTGATGACCCAAGACAACAAGAAATGATATTAAGTGCCGAAGACACATTACCCGCAGAGATTTGGGACTCCCGTTTAGGGCCGGTATTTTGGGAAAAGTTTTTGGCAACCTACCCATTGGAATTATTCGATGACGATAAAAAACACATTCAGCACTATTTGTTTATGCGTTTCTCAGCGTTAAACGCCGAGGAGTTTATGAGAGTTGCTAAATTAATTTTAAAAGGTGACCCACAAGGAGAAAAATTTATTCAAGGAATGGTTAATGATATTGTTAAAGAACTTAAAGAACAAGATTACAAAGAGGCGATGGGATATGACGATGATGAGGAAGAGGGATATGATGACGTTGATTTAAGTGATTTGGGTCTTTAATTTTTGACTTTAAAATAATAAAAAGTTATAATTGTTTTTATGGGAAATGTGGATTGTGAAATATATATAAGACAACTTATTACTTTTTTTGAAAATAACCCAAACGATTTATTAACGTTAATTGGTGATTTACAAAAAGAAGAATTCTATTCTAAGTTAAAAGAACAATGTGAAAAAAATTCAAAAAACAATGGAGACCACATAATTTCAAAACAACAAATAGTTGATATTATAATAGATTTAAAAATGCCTGAGTTATTAAGTGCTGAGGAGTCTATTGAAAAAATCCAAGGATTCATTCAAAAAACGAAATGGGGTGATATAATCTTAAACTAATTGTCAGAATACAATTAATTTAACCACGGTCAGAATACCGTGGTTTTTTTTTATTAAAACTTTTGGTATTTATAAAAAGTTTATTATCTTTGTAGTGTGATTAACGAGAAACAAAATGAAAACAATAGAACTTACAATGAAGGAAATATGGCAGGCGACTAGACCCTGTGTTCAAAAAAGTAAAAAAACCTATACTCGTAAAACAAAACACAAAAACAAAGAAAAATAATTAAACTATGATATACACTCCAGAATTAATCAAATCAATTGCTCCGGCAGTATTCGCCACATCACCATCTTCAAAAATGACAAACAAATATGAGTTTGTCCCAACCAACGAAGTAATGGAGATGTTTGATCGTGAAGGTTGGCAACTTTCATCAGTAAAACAAACAGGTCGTGGAATTCATTCTGTTCACGAGTTGAAATACCGAAACGGACAACTCCCCAAAGTTGGAGACACTGTTGTTGAGGCAATTATTCGTAACTCTCACGATGGATCTGCAACTTTTTCTATGGGAGCGGGACTATTTAGACTAGTTTGTTCCAACGGACTTACGGTTCCCACCTCAGTTGCAGAAAGATTTTCACTTCGTCACAACCACTTCTCTTTAGATGAGGTTAAAGGTTTGGCCGAGGACTTTTCAAAAAAACTTCCAAAAATTGAAGAGTCGGTTTCCAAGATGATGGAAAAGGAACTAACCGAAAAAGAAAAACTTCGTTTAATCAAACGAGCGGTTGAGATCCGATGGGCTGTTGGAAACGCCCCAGCATCAATCGACGTAAGCGACCTTCTAACACCATTTCGACCTGAGGATGAGGGTAGTGATCTTTGGACCGTATTTAATGTGATCCAAGAGAAAATGATGAGAGGTGGATTTTCTTACCAAACACCACGAGGACGAACAACCAAACTTCGTGGAATCAAAAGTATTCAAGCATCACACAACCTAAACACCAAACTTTGGGAAGCGGCTGAAGAGTTGGTATTGGTATAAAACTAAAAAACGGGGGTCACTGACCCCCATTTCTACTTATGGAAAAATTTAAACACGAAGAACGATTTTTAGATCTTATCACAGAAAAAACGGGTGAGTTCTATTCAATTACCGAATTAACAGATGGACATGGGTTGACTACTACCAGTTTGACAAATAAACCTAAGTTCACACCTTACTTTTTAGAGGGGACAAATTATAGTGACGGAACGCATTATTTAGATTCGATTTTTGTTTTTGACAATGACATTTATATATATTTATCAAAAGTAGAACCCATGATCTCTTCTTTTTCTTGTAAGATATACTATCCTATTAGAAAAAAGAAAGACGTTGAGTTTTTCATATTAAACTTAAAAAAAATAAAAAAAGATGGAAATTAGTAGTGTTGAATTACAACAAAAAATTAATAATGGAGAAAAGGTTATAGTGGACTTCCACGCCCAATGGTGTGGCCCGTGTAAGATGATGAAACCTACATTTGAAAAATTAACTACCGAGAATACCTCGGAAGTTCAAATGTATACAATGGATGTTGATCTTAATAGAGAGATTGCCATTAGCCTTGGAATTAGAAGCGTCCCTACTATTAAAGTATTTAATGGGGGAGAAGTTGTTGAAACAAAAGTTGGTGTTCTTTCTGAAGGACAAATAAAAGATTTAGTAACAGAATTAATCAATGGATAAGTTAGTAGTTATATACACGATGAAAACCTGTCCGCACTGCGTGGACTTCAAAGAAAAACTTGATGAAGCAGATATTGATTATGTGGATAGAGATATTTTTGAATACGAAGAAGAATACGATTTGTTTGTAAATGCGACAGGAAACGATTATGTTCCTGCATTTATGTTAATTGAAGATTTTGAAAGTGAAAAACCAATTACTTCATTATACGCACCAGATCAAGATTTTGATAATATTGAAAATGGGGTAAACATCATTAAAGAATTTTACGAAAGATAATTTTTTTTTTTATAATTTTTGATTCTTTTTTTTTTTTGATTGTATTTATAAATAAAATTGAAAATGAAAAGAATAGTAAGACTTACAGAATCAGATTTGGTTCGTATTGTTAAAAGAGTTCTAAATGAACAACCAACAAAAACAAAAATGGGGGATTTTGAGGATGTTGAGTTGTTATCAACTGCATGTCTTTCTTGGTCAAGAATGTCAGAGAAATCTAAAAAACAATATATGTCTTGGTCTAAGAATCAAATCGGATCCTATCCATATAACCCTGATGTTGCTTGTAAATCAAAAGCCTCGGTTTCTATAGGTAGTGATGGCGATAGAAAAATGTTAAAGGCAATTATCGATTTGGATTTTCTATAAGAAAATAAATTATTTAAAACTACCCCCACCTTTAAAGTGGGGTTTCTTTTTTATACCAATATTACATCTTTTAATCTATCTTGAACCAAATATGGTTTGTCTAAGGACTGATTTGTAATGTCTTCTGTAAAATTGTGGTTTGATAACTTTTGGTTAAATTCGGTTAAATCCATATCAAACACATCCAATACAAGATTAGTAATCTGATCTTTTGAATATCTTGAATCAGACACTATTTTAATTTTGTAGTCTTCATTCTCATCAAGATCACTTGAATAACGAAAATATAACTTGTCTACACCCAATAAAGAATACATGTGGTTAAAGATATAGTGTGAGTAGTAGAACATTCCTCTACCACACCCTAAACTATGTCCATATGGAAATTCTGATGAAATGTTTATCTCTGAAATTGGATCGTATTGATCAACATATAAAGATTTGTTCACGTTGATCCATCCTCGTTTTAGATCTGTTATTTCTTGATTGTATTTGATAATATCAATTACATTCAGATCCTCTTTATCCAAAGAGTTAAATAACTCTTTATTCGACTCAATAAACTCAGATTTTAGTTTAAGCATTTCTAAAACATTTGAACTTGTTGTTTGACCATTTACAACAACAAAGTTCTCAAAGTCTGTTACTTGAATAATTGTGTTTTCTGATTTGTCGAATTTAGATAGGATGTAGTCGGCAAATAGATTTACAAAATACCGTCTTGTGTTTTTTTCTAATTTTCTCATATTTTTGGTTTTTAAAATGTATATGAGAAATAAATTAAACTATAAATAGTTAGAGGTATTCAGGGAAGTTTTCGTTGATGTTTCTTCTTGTTCTATCCCAATCAGGATAGTCAGGAACTCTAAAATCAATACAATCAATTTGATCGTCATTCATCATAGCAACCATTAAAGTAACTAAACCACCATGGTATTCTAAATGAGAATCACCCCAATAATTACCCTTGTTAGATTCTAAAAAAGTATCAATAATGTTTTTAAAATCTCTTACTTTAATATATTGGTCATATCTTGTTTTTTTTGTCCCATCACTCATTGTGACCTCTCTTGGAACTTCACTTATTCTTCCTTCAAAGTATTCATTTAAACCACCATAGACAAGTTCATATACCTCATCTTCATATGCACTATTTTCAGAGTGCCAATATAAACTTCTCAGGCTACTTCCTAAATCATCCAAATCATTTTTACATAACTCGTTAAACGCACTTTCATCACTTACTAAACCATTCAAATCTTCAGCTCTTATTCTAAAATAATCTTCAGTTCCTTGTTCTTCAGAAAGTTCAGAAAAAAAATCAGAGTCATAATCCTCTAACGACAATTCTTTATCTCCAATCTCTTTAAAAATAATATCTTTGAGTGTTGTGATGTTTGCATCATCCAGTATATCAACAACTTGGTGCGGTTCTACGGTATTGTCATAATACCATTCATGTCCTAAACCATCTTCACTTAAAATAAGTTTTGCAACATATCTTGCACCACCACCACGACTTGAACCACAAAATAAAATCTCCAATTCTTCTCTATCTCTTAAATGAAGATAAAAACCGTCTGGTCTAATAACTACATCCGTAATAAGATTATTTGTAATAAAAACCATCGTGTCTTCATAGTTGTTTTCTAAACCATAAAGTAAAAAGTGATTTTTGAATTGTTGTGGGGTTCCATCGTATGTCATGTTTGACACAACACCATTTTCTTCAAAGAACTCAAAAAGTTTATCATCAAAATCTCCAATTGGCATTTCATTTAAATCGAGTTCATCTAATAAACCATATTTTTTGATAAACTTCAAAAAATTCATCAAGGTACTGAAATACGGTTCAATATCATACTCGTATTCACCATCGTTAAATGACTGAATTAAATTTCTTGCTCTTTCTAAACTCATATGTTATAAATATCAAACAAAAAAAAAGGTGTCCAATACGAACACCTGTAATTTTTTAACACAACAAATATTATCTTCTGTAATATTTTGAGATAACTTTTTTAACGCTCTCTTGAACATTCGTTTGGGTCTGAGCTTGAGCCTGAGACGATTGTTGTTGAGTTTGTGTTTGTGCTTGTTGAGCTTGTTGTTTTTGCTTACATCCGCAACTCATGGTAATTATTTTTAAGTGGTTTATTTGTCTATAAATATCAACTAACTAAACTTTAATTACTAAATAAAAAAAATCAATTATATTTTCTTTTGATATTTATAACATATGTCATTAAAAAAGTTTTTTAAAAATTACATTTTAGAACAAGATGAGAACCTTGTTTCGATTTCACCTGATGATTATTTGGAGTTATTAGACGATGTTGGAGGTATTGCAGAAAGAATATCAAGACTTAAACCGTATAGAGGTAAAGGTATTGTTATTACTGGTCCGTTAGATGTTAGTAAGTATAAAAATGTTGGACCGCTTACCGGTGTTGTAAGAGTAATGGGTAAATTAGATATTTCTCACACTAATGTCCCAAATATAGACGGAATTACCGTAGATGGTTATGTATCTGACTACGGATCTTCTATGTGGAAAATAAAGGAACAAGCAAAATTGGATCAAAAACTTGCTGAGTTAGACGAGAAAAGACAAGAAAGTGAATGGGATGTTGAAAATGGTGACGACGAATCTGAAAGAACTGAAGCTCTATATGAATACTTAGAACAAAATGGTGATGTTGACACGGTTGAAGATGAAGAGGGAAATGAGATTCCTGAAGACAAATATTACATATACCCAAGTGGAAGAGCAACCTATGGTTATGGAAAAAATTATGAATGGTTAGGTGGTGATAATGGATTTAATCCAAATACCTATGATGTTTATGCAGAAGATGAAATTGATTCAGCGGCAAAACATGCGGTTGAAAGTTTGTTAGATGATATGGGAATGGATTCTTTTTCAGATTGGGTCTTTGATGATGCATTAGACAAACAAAGTTGGACAAGTTGGTTATATGACTTCTATGATGACTATATAAGACAAGACCCTGGGGATTGGGACATTCCTTTAGAGTTATCACAACAACAAACGAGACAAATTAATCAACTCCAAATAACTTTAGATTCATTGAATCAAAAAATTGAAAGAGAAGGTATAAGTAATGAAGAATATGAACAACTTAGAGAAAAAATTGATGGTTTAGAGGAAACAATAGAAGAAATTAAAGAAGATCCACAAGGTGGTTATGATGAAAGTACTATTGAAAATGAAGTAAATGATAGAGTTAGAGAATGGGAAGACGACATAAAAGGTTTTATTAATCACTACGGTTATGATAAGACCTTCATAATGGATTTTATTGATACTGATAGTATTGTAAACACGGTAATTAGTTCAGATGGTTATGGATCTTTATTAAACTCATACGATGGAGACTATGAAACTTTTGATATAAATGGAACCGAGTATTATGTAATGAGGGTCTCTTAGGACTTTATTTATTTATATTTTTCTTTTATGTTTTTATTCGATGACAAGAAGAAAAAAAATAGAGTTTTTAATGGAGACCGATTGGATGTTTGAAAAACCAATTGATCGAGAATACAAAGAATACAAACTACTTTCCTACTTTCAAAAAATGGGAGATAAACTCGACAAATTAGAGTTATATCCAGGTTTTATTGAACTTTCATTACACTTGATGAATGTCCAAGCACTTATGAGAGATCATAAAATAATTTACACCGACAAAAAACTCACCAATATTGACGATGAGATAATGGTTAAAGATCTTAAGTTCAAAGAAATCCCAAAAATGTCCGAACAAGAATCACAAGAGTTTAAAAAAATCCTTATGTATTCTGCTCCAAGAATAATGGAATATTTTAACATAGCTAAATCAGTTTGGACAATAGTTTTTGATTCTTTAGATATGAAAATAAAAAGAAATAAAAAAAATATCTTACACCCGAAAGGTTTTTTTTATTTCATAGACCATGAAAAAAAACACTATGTTTGGGAATACACCATTAAACAAGAAACAAGATATAATCCCCAACAAATGACAAAAGTTAAGTTGATTTATCAAGATCAAATTAACGAATTGACAATACCAAAAATTATAAATACATTTTCTACGTTTGAGAGTATTGATAAAAAAACCGGACCAATATTTTTAATGACATCAAAAGATATTTTTCCAATCAACGAAACTTTACTTCCGATGTTTAAAAGAAGAATTGCCGGAATCATTTCTCAAACAAAAAAATATGAACAAATAACAAAAGAAAAATAAAATGAAAATTAAATTGGAGTATGTTTGGTTAGACGGATATAAACCAGAACCAAACTTAAGAAGTAAAGTTAAAATTGTTGAATACGAAAAAGTTAAAAATGCCTTTTTAGATGGAAAATTTCCAATATGGAACTTTGATGGATCATCAACAGGACAGGCAAACACTGAAAAATCAGATCTTTTATTAAAACCTGTAAGACACTATGTTCAAGACATGCAATCTACCGTTTATGTTTTATGTGAGGTATTAAACCCAGATGGGACACCCCATGAATCGAATAAAAGATCAAAAATTGGTGAAGGTTATGAAGACCTTTGGTTTGGGTTTGAACAAGAGTATTTCATTCGTGAAGAAATCAATGGAAACATTTTAGGACACAAGAGAAATATTCTTAAAGGACAGGGCGAATATTACTGTGGAGTTGGACATAATGTGGTGGGTCGTCCATTTGTTGACGAACATTTGAACATGTGTTTAAATTATGGAATTGATATTACAGGAACAAACGCTGAGGTTGCTTTAGGTCAATGGGAATATCAAGTGTTCTCACAAGGAAAACATAAAGGTGGTGATGATCTTTGGATGACTCGTTATTTCTTGTTTAAAACTTCAGAAAAATATGGATACCACATTGAACTACACCCAAAACCATTAACACACGGTGAATGGAATGGATCAGGTCTTCATACAAACTTTTCGACTGACATGATGAGACATGAAGGGAATGAAGAATATTTTATGGCACTATTCAATGCATTTGAATCAAGACATGAAGATCACATCAAAGCATACGGATCACAAAATCATTTAAGACTTACTGGTGAATATGAAACTCAGGCGATTGATAAGTTTAGTTGGGGTGTGTCTGATCGAGGAGCATCAATTAGGGTTCCAAAAGACACGGCCGAAAATTGGAAGGGTTATGTTGAAGACAGAAGACCAGGTTCAAATGCCGATCCATACAAAATCATTCGTGAGATTGTTAGATCGTTAGACACCACTCATCAAATTTATGAAATGAAAAATATGATGAATTCGTATATTGACGCAAAAACATTGGAAGGAAAATACGGGACAAAATCTAATGATGAGTTATTAAAAGAATATAGAGAAGAATGATGGAACATGTAAATCACCCGAATCATTATGGAGGAAAAAATAATGAATATGAGGCCATCAAAGTGATTGATGCTTGGGATCTAGGATTTAGTTTAGGAAACACAGTAAAATATATTAGTCGTGCAGGAAAAAAAGGAAAAGATAAAGAACTCGAGGACCTCAGAAAGGCCTTATGGTATCTCGAACACCACATCAAAACACTTGAAGAAAAAAACCGGAATAAATAAAGAAATAAATGTGTTGGATGCAATCACAACACCAAACGAATTGTTAAGGGAAACTCTTATAAATTTTTCGTGGGGATTTTTAGGGAATTCAATTGTAGTTTTTGTTTCAAAAGAACTGGACTTATTAGTATTACTCAACTATATTGTCTATTACATACTAATTTCGTATATTGTGAATAGAAAGAAATATGATACGATACTTGGAAAGTTTATTGTGTTACCTGGTTCGGCGGCCGCAGGGGCTTTTACAGGATATAAAGTGGCTCAACTTTTAGTAAATATGGTATGAAGTATTTCTATAGAATGTTAGCAATTACACTAACCATTTTTTGGTTAAGTTTTACTTGGAAATTACTATGTAAATTAATAAAAATAATATTTTAAAAAATGATTGAAACAAGAAAAATAATAAATGGTGATTGTGTTGAGGTGATGAAAACACTACCTGAGGGATCTGTCGATCTAATTGTAACATCACCTCCCTATGGCGTAGGTATTGATTACGATGTTCACGAGGACGATATGGAGTTCAACGACTACGTTGAGTTTGCAAAATCATGGTTGAGTGAAGCTTATAGGTTATTAAAGGATGATGGAAGAATTGCCCTTAACATTCCTTATGAAATAAACAGACAAAAAAAAGGTGGTCGTATTTTCTTTGTTTCAGAGATGTGGCAAATTATGAAAGAGATCGGTTATGGTTTTTTTGGTATTGTCGATTTAGAGGAACAATCACCACATAGAAGTAAGACCACAGCTTGGGGATCATGGATGAGT